TCAGACTCACTTAATGGTGTTGTTGATGCTGTTGCATTAAACAAAGTCATTTTACTTTTCCATTCTGCTGGCCATTTCTTTTTAGCATACACACCAAAATGAAACATAGAATTGTTACGACCACCTTCTGGTATTTTATTCATAGCCATAAGTTCTATGCATGGTGGTGCGTCAGAGTATTCTGATTGTGGTCTTTCTATTTTTATTTTTGTAATATCTGTTTGTTTAACTGTATTGTATATTGTGTAAAATTCTTCTAGTGTTGCTGCACTACCATTTTCTTTAAATGCATATCGTGTTGTGTCATTACCATTAAAATATGGTAAGTTTAAAAAATTACCTGTATCGTCTGATGATTTTAATTGTATTTGTTTTGGAAAAACTTCTGATCCGCCGTATCCTAATAATGTTTTTATCTCTGTTAGTTTGTCTCTCATTCTTTCTGCTGCTACGGGTTGGTCCGAAAAGAGAAAGACATGTGCCCCTCCACTCTTTGACCTACACACAGCCAAAGGCAGTTTAAATTGTTTTATCTTATCTATTAATTTTTTGTGATCAAAACCTGCGTATGAATCTATATCTACACATCCCCATATACATTGGTTGTCTTCGTTAATTGGTATAATACCTAAACTTTGTGTACCATTTAAATGCATAGTCCACAGTTCCGTGGTCACTGGTTGACGTACTACAAATGATTGTCCCTTTAGCTTGACACCATTTTCTGCTGGTGTGGTTACTTTGGTACAACCATGCGCACGTTCCAATCCTTTAAATATTTTTTCAAACATAATTTTTAATGGGCGCTTCCACTCTCGCTTTCACGCCCACTCCTAGGATTTTATTTAGTATGGTGAATCTGATTTTGATTCGTCTGATCCGTGTTTAACTTCTACAGCACCTTTGCCAACTTTATCAGCAAAAGATTTTGCAACTTGATAAACACCTTGATCTTGTACCGGACCAACTTTAGACACTTCCCAACCAAACCATGTTCCTTTGTCATTAGACATTTGCACAGTTTTTAAATTGTAAATGTGGCTGTATGTTGGCGGTGTAAACAAACCATTTTTACCTTGCAGTTTAATTCCCATCATAATGGAATTCCATTTACGACTAATTTTTAATTGAGTCGCTTTCATAGAAATCAAAGCTGTCTGTGGTGAATCACCTAAAACTACTACATAATGATTTGCAGTATTCTCTAAGTAATTACCATTAGGTAATCTATCTTTAAAAGATTTGTCACGAGTAGTTGTACTCATAATGTCTGAACTTGCATCATGTATAGCTACTGGTGAACCTTTACCCTCACCTCTGTCTTGCCATTCTACATATTTTCTTTCGTAGAATGCAGGTATTATATTTATCCCTTTAGTTCCGTCAAAAACTTCGTTAGTGACTGTGTTGAGAATCATGCCTGGTTCTGCACCATCAACATACTTCCCATCTCTCTTGTTAACTTCTGGAGATAGTTGTCCTAATACTTTCAGAAATGGTAGTGCAAGATCTTCTTGCGTCATGTTCTGAGAGCCCTTATCTGCATCAGCTTCAAATAGATTGACTGCTAATGCATTTTCTTTTTTCTCTGTTACTTGGTTCATGTTTATTTGTTCCTTTTTATTGTTGTTTTATTTCCAACAAACACGTTGAAAATTTCCGTTGGCATTTCTTTTCCTGCCTCAATACGCTCACGGACTAACGCTTTGAGAGTCATAGGTTCAACCTTTAATTTTTGTTGAGGTTGATATCCATGACTCTCTGCAAGGTTGGCATAATCAGCCGCCTTGTTATCCTCGTTACGACCAAAAGATACGGATATCTCATTTTTGATTATATCTCCTAGTCCATTGTTACGAAGCCATCCAAACGCTGCTTCTCTATTTGCAATAGAAATGCTTGCGCTATAATTTGGTTTTACATCTACAGAAGATCCATCCATAAGTTTAAGATGTGATAAACCCATCTCAGACATCATGGTTGGAATTACCTCTCCAGATATATTATCAATTTGTTTTTTTGTATTTTTTATGTTTTCTTCTTGTAGTTCAAGTCGTTTGTTTAAATCTTCTAACTTTTCTACTTGATCTGCAAGTGATTGTATGTTGGTTGTTTTTTGCAAAACATTTTCTTGGTCTTGTTCAAAATCAATTGTCATCGATTTCTCCTTTCTCGTATAGATTAATTGAAATAGGATAATATGCTCTTTCTTGTTTATCCCATTTAAGTAAATTATATTTACCGTTTGTCATGTCAGAAACTATTGAGCATGCTACACCAATAATTGCAGGATCACCAGTTAATAATAAATAATCTTCTGTCGTAAAATTTTTTAATGCTTTTCGTAATTTAAAAATTAATGGACCAGGAGAAAATATTATTTGTGAAAATTCTGGTAGTAAAAATTCAAACTTACCATATTTTGCAGCACCCATAATGTTAATTTTTGGTGCGCCTGATTGAGTTCCAGCAACTTCTTGAATTACATAAACTTTATTTTCTTTCATGCTTGACAATATAGGTCCTGTCTATTATATTGTCAACTAGAAAGAAGAAAAACTATGAACTATAAATTTAAAACAAAACCATACAAGCATCAAATGACTGCTTTAGAAAAGTCATGGAACAAAGAAACTTATGCGTATTTTATGGAAATGGGTACGGGTAAAACAAAAGTATTAATAGATAATATGTCTATGCTTTACGACAAAGGTAAGGTAGATGGAGCATTAATTGTAGCTCCTAAAGGTGTTGTTGGCACTTGGTATAGCAATGAATTGCCTACGCATTTACCAAGTCACATAGAAAATGTGACTGTATTGTGGCAACCAAATATAAACAAAAAACAACAACAAAAATTAGAAACTTTATTTGAAATAGAAACAGCTTTACATATTTTAATTATGAATGTTGAAGCTTTTAGCACAGAAAAAGGTAAAAAATTTGCAGAAAAATTTTTACGATCACATAATACACTAATGGCTATTGATGAGTCTACTACAATAAAAAATCCTAGTGCTAAACGTACAAAAAATATTGTAGATTTAGCAAAACAAGCTAAATACAGACGTATTATGACAGGTTCTCCTGTTACTAAAAATCCATTAGATTTGTATAGCCAATGTGAGTTTTTAGATTCTTATCTTTTAGATTTTTCGTCTTATTACGCATTTAGAAATAGATATGCAGAAATGAAAACTATGCACGCACATGGCAGATCAATACAAGTTGTAGATAAATTTAAAAATTTAAGTGAGTTATCTGACACTCTTAAAAATTTTTCTTATCGTGTGTTAAAAGAAGATTGTCTAGATTTACCGGATAAAATATTTATTAAACGTCAAATACAATTAACACCAGATCAATTTAAATTGTATGAACAGATGAAAGAACAAGCTTTAGCTACATTGCAAGGCAAAGTATCTAGTACAAAAAATTCTCTAACACAATTAATGAGGTTGCAACAGATAACTTGTGGTCATTTTACAGATGATAATGGTTCTATACAATCTATAAAAAATAATAGAATTGATGAATTAATGAGCGTGTTAGAAGATGTAGAAGGTAAAGCTATTATATGGGCTCACTATCAACATGATATTAATAAAATTATAGAAGCTATTAATAATGAATATGGTCCAGGGTCTTTTGTTGACTACTATGGATTAACTCCAAAAGAAGAAAGACAAGACAATATCAAACGTTTTCAAGAGGACCCTAAGTGTCGATTCTTTATTGGAACGCCCTCTACGGGCGGCTATGGGATAACTTTAACAGCTGCAAACACCGTAATTTACTATTCTAACGGATATGACCTTGAGAAGCGTTTACAGTCAGAAGACAGAGCACACCGTGTTGGACAGAAAAAACCTGTAACGTACGTAGATATTAATGCTGAAGATACTGTTGATGAAAAAATAGTTAAAGCATTAAGAAAAAAAATAAATATAGCTTCAGAAGTATTAGGTGAAAAACTTAAATCATGGATTTAGTAGGACTATACGCGTAGCGCGCGCAAATTTCTAAACAAATATATCTTTTGCTTTACCAAGAATAGGTTTGTATTTTGTTTTACCTTCTTCTCGATAAGCATGTAAAAATTGTTTTCTTGGCATGCCCTCTGTAACGCTGCAGTGTATCCATCCCGAATTGGGTTCGCCAGGAGTGTAGAACTCAAGAATCAATTGATCCCATTCTAGCTCTCTATGTATCCAGTCAGCCAAATCACAGTTGTCTACACCTACAACTTCAAAGTCGGCCGCTTCCGCACGCGCGTGCTGCGAATTTGGTGAGCTATTTATTTTTTGGCACAACGCAGGTGAACGAAATCCGCTAGTCACCTTGACCCTGCCGAAATGATCTCGAACTGGTTGTAAAATTTTTTCACAAAGTATTTTTAATTTTTCTATTTGATCAGCATTAGGATTATTATCAATCCCATGCCTAATTGCAGTGTCGCTTTTGGTAAGTTCTAAAAGAGTAAAGTTACGTGTAAGTTCCATTATTTTGCTACATCCGTTAATAAAGTTATAAGGACAGCTCCCATACCTCCTACTATCCAATATTCTAATCTTTTAATTCTATCTTGCATTTCTTTTATTTGTTCAAAGGTTTGCTTTTGCATAATTCTGCAAAGCTTTTCATGCGATTCAATTTTTTGTAATGCTGATTTTTTAACCATTATGTTCTCCTAGCAATCACTTGCTCAGTTGGTGATAGTAATGCACTCTCCGTTCTTGTCAAGCCTGTTACTGGATTTTTTTGTAGACTTGGAAGTGTTGTCATCTGTCTATTTGGCATGGGTGTATTTGGTAATGGTGGTGTTTCTATTCTTTGATTATTAGGAGTTGTTTGTTCTACTTCTGCTGCACCTGCCGGTGATACTATTGCATCTGTTATTTTATTAAATATAGATGTTTTATCTTCTTCCGGTTGTTCAACTTTTAAAGATCTGTTTCTATATTTTCTCATAACTCTGTTAAAATCTTTTCTTGGATAAAAGAAATCTTTATTAATAATTTCGTCAGGATACGCTTTTTTAAGATCTCTAAGTCTTTTTTGCATTAAAGAGTTTGATACTTTAAACGGCGTAAACTTGCCTCTAAATAAAGTGTTAATTTCTCTATTACTAAAATCTCTACGCTTCATAAGTTTTCTTATGTCTTGTTTTGTTAAACCTAATGCAGATGCATCTTTTAACACGTTATAAAATTCTTGTTGAACTTTAAACATTTCTTCTTGTATATCTTCAAATTCTTTTACGTACGCATCACCACCTCTATTAATTGCATTTTCTAAATTATAAAATTTTTCTGCTTCAGTTACAGATAATTTTTTGTTTCTAAAGTCAGTCATTTTGTAGTTAAAACTTCTTGGCACATCAACGTTTATAATTCTAATACCAGAAAATAATGCTAATGCTTCATCTCTTAAACTTAATGGTTGGCCACCAGGTTTTAAATCTTGATTTATAGCACCAACTATTTTTTTTCCTGTTGTTAAAGCACCTGGTTCAATACCTTCTGCAAAATGTGCAAAACTTTTATACATTTTATCACCAATAGAATCTGTATCTTCAGAATAAACAGAACCTCCTGCTTTTTTCTGTCCACCTCGACCAAAAAATCCTCTTGGTAATACGTCAATAATTCTTTCATAACCTAACGGCTCAGATACAAATGAACTAACTATTTCACCACCTGCTTCTGCAAAAGCTTTCATTGTTATATCATCCCAATCTTGATTAGTTCTTGTTTTACCATCATGTAAAGTTTTCATAAATGCTTCAAATGGTTTTTGCACAACGTCATATGGACTAAAGTATGAAAAGTTAATTGCTTTTCCTTGACCTTTTTTCCATTTATCAATTGGTAATAATATAGAATTTTTATTCCAATCTGCTGCAAAAGAATTTTTATATGCTTGTAGTTCTTCCATAGTTACACCAGATAACTCTGATGCAATGTTAACAGCCGCTGTTCCTGCGCCACCTAAAACAGTATAAGCACCTATCATTCTTCTATATCCTATTTGTCTTAAAAGAGGATTACTAGATGATATTTCTTTTGCTGCTACATTCATAATATTAAATGTTGTTCTCATCATTTCTGCAGGAAACGATACGAAATTACCAAATGGTAATTTTCTTATTGCTTTAATTGCTTCTGGAACTTTACTGTATGTTGGATATGTATTTCTAATATACCACGCTGCAGCTTCTTTTATCGCATCATCATATGTTTTTAATTTATTAGTAAATAAATCTCTTGCAATATAGTTTTGTCCTTGTATTTCAGGAAACCATTTTTTAATTGCATTTAAATCTTTGTATGTATTTTTTAATTGTGATTGCACATACTCATCACCAAACCATTTCCAAACGTTGTCACCACCAGCATAGATACGTGTTGCTCCTTTCATAAATTTACCGTTTGTTAATTTAAGATATAAACCATCTAATGAGTTTACAGATCCTTTTTTAATGTCTTTAAGAACGGCTCCAAGCTCTGATGCTACAATGTTTTCATCCAACACCCCTCTTCTAATTTTATCTTCTATCTTATCAATTAATACTTTTTCATCTAAAACTTTTCCTGCACCAAATATATCATCTAATGTCATTCTAAATGCTTCAGTAACAGATGCACCGCCACCTATGTGTCCATTTGCTAATGGAAATAAACTTGCTGATGTAACGTTTCTAACTTGTGTTGCGGGAGATAATACTGTTTTACCAAACTGTGTAGCTACTTTTAATTGTAGTATTGCTCTGTATGCATTACTTTGTATAAGCTCATCTAGTTTACCAGGTGTTCCTCTAAATGCTTGTACAATATCATTTGATGCATGTAGTTTTGATAATCTAGATGATAAAAAACCTAAACCCGGTACATTACCTATTTTTTGTGCATCTAATATACCTCGTGCGTTTGCTCTTGCTTCATCTTTAAACAACCAACCTTCTTTTATACCTAAAGCAGCAACACGATCCATTAATTTTTTATTTGTTGACTGTGTTATTGCATGTGAAGTTGTAGTAAATACAGATGCTTTTAAATTATTTTCTTCACCTAATAATTTTTTAATTGCATCAGGTAATTCTTCTCCTGTTCTTATAATATCTTTTAATCTTAATTGTTTTTTAGAAACTCTTTGTAAAAAATCTAAAGGATCACCATTATTAGTTTTACCATCTTGTAATATTTTTTTAACTAATTGTTCAGCATTTTTTTTTATTCTAACCTCTGGTTTAAAAGATTTAAATGCAGGTTCATCTAAAGCTGCTTTTCTTAAATCTCTATTATTTTTTACAAGATTAACCATGTAATCTACAGCACCATCAAATACTTTTTTATCTGGTTTGTATGTCGGGTCTGTAAATATAGAAAAAGATTTACGCATATAAGTGCTAAGATTTTGTAACATGTATTTTTTAAGTTCACTATCTGGCAACATACCAGCAAAAGCTTTTTTAATTTGTAATAATTCTGTATTTAAATTTTTAGCACTATCTTGTAATAAACTAGGTAATTGATTTAATCTTGTTTTACCTTGTAGATAACTTAATGTTTGATCTAAATAATGTTTTTGACTTGATGGAGATGTTGTTTTTGTGTTGTATAAATCTTTGTTTGCTTTAGCTAGATCATAAGCTCGTTTTTCAATAGATTCTAAATATTTTTCTATAGTTCTAGATCTTCCTTTTATTTCTCTAGCTGCTCGTGTTGATAATGTAAACTGCTGTGCTGTGTTTTTACCTACAGATCTAAATGCAGCTAAAAAATTATCTAATTTTTTTAACCTTTGTTTTAAAGGATCATCAGAGTTTACAGAAAACATTCTCCATTTATTAAACTCAGGTAGTTGTGTTTTAATAGGTGTTTTTCCAACAAGTGCAGGTGCAATAATTCTTTCTAAACTATATTGTGTACCATTTTTTAATGCTTTTGATATAGTTGGTATAACTATTGGGTCTTTTGCTAATAGGTAAGATGCACCAGATACAACAGGACCAACACCATATTTTAATCCTATGCCTAATGGTTTCATAATACCATATTTTAATCCAAGAGATGCAGGTTTACCTAACAAACTAAACCCTGCACCAATAGCTGCACCTTCAGCACCAAATCTTAATCTATTTTTAAATCTAGCTGCTGCTAAAGCTGTACCTGACAACCCTTCTGTGTCTTGTTCTTTTAAAACCATGTTTTCTCTATCAGGTTCTGTACCTAAAAAATCTGTAATAGCAAATGCACTTGCCATATAGCCAGATTTTGATGCTATATTTGTAGCTGTTGTGCCTATTGCTACAGCACTTGCTGCTTTTGCTTTTTGCACCATAGACAATTTTCTAAGTCTATTTGTAACTTTAAAACCAACAGAACTAGGAATACCGTATTGAGTTAACACTTCAATTATTTTACCTGTTAAAGTTTCTGGTGATTCTAATTTATTTTTTTCATAGGCTTCATTAATCTGTTCATTAAAATTAGTGTTGTCTCCTATTCTACCGAATGTTAAATCAAAACCAGCCGTTGCAAGATCAGCTATTGAATAACCTAATTTTTGTAAACCAGCTGCTCCACCTTTATCAAGGTCTGCAAAAAAATCTATGTAATTTTTTTCGGAAGGGTTTTCAGTAAGTTTTTCATATTTTTCTTTTAATTCTTTTGAAATAAATGGATTTAATTCTGGACCAAGTTGTAAAAAACTTTTTAAAATAAATCTTGTAGGTTTTTTTTCTGTGCTAAATCTTTTTTTTAAAATTTTATCAACGGTGCTTTGATCAACGTTGTATTTTACTTTTTTCTTTTTAAACGGTTCGTTAGAAGCCATTACGCCTCCGCTGGTAACTGCAGATTTACCTCATACTTTTGGTTAAATGCATTAACATCTTGTTGTGTTTGTATATTTGCAAAATCAGTCAATGCTTGCTCGCTGCTTGCAATTAATGTTACAATATCATCTGTTATGGTTTGTGGTAATCTTGCTCTTAGTTCTTCAAAAGTTAAATCTTGTACTGGACTAGCTTGCACAGGTTCTTGGTCCGTGGGCATTGTTTCAGGCATAGGTTGTCCACCCATCTGTAATCCTACTCTACCACCTTTTGCAAATGACTCATCATCTAATGGTAATTTACCTGTTTGATCGTATGTAATTAAATCTTCCCAAGTAGCAGTTCCTTGAGGTATTGCTTGTAATATGGCTTTTCTAACAGGATCATCTTCTGCTCCTGTATACAGTGCTTGTAATTTTGCATTGTCTTCTAATTGTTTTTCTATACTTTCAATTTTTGTTTGATCTGGTGGAATTTGTGGTGCACCTTTTTCTGCAGGGCCTACAAATTTTCCTGCTTTTTCTAATTCTTTTTCTAATATTCTTTGTTCTGCTATTAATTTTGTATATGCTTTTTGTTGTCTTTCAAACATAAAATCATCTTGATCACCTTTACTTTTAATTCTAGCTATTTCTTCTTCTGACATTTGTTGCATAATGTCACCGACTAAAGCTTGTGATAATGCATCGTCCGCTCTTCTAGTTGCTGTTTTGCTTGCTTGAAACTGTGCAAATGGTTCTTTTGCTGATGTTGCTACTTGTGAAAATATATTACCGGATCTTGGTCTTGATACTAAATCTAAACCAAAGTTAATTAAAAAATCATTAAGATCACTTCTTCTAGGTGTTTGTTTAGATTTAATAAAATCCATAGCACGATTGTATCTTGACTCCATGTCAGTATTACCATTTTGAAAATTTTCTCTAGATGCATTTAATTTAGGTGTATCTAATCCAGACGTAATACCTTCGGCACTACCACCTATTCTAAACATTGGTCTTCTTAAAGTTCTATTCATTATGGTCTCGTTGTTCCTCTTACTGGTCCCATAACATTACCGTAAATACCACCCAATGTTGATCCTATTCCAAGAGCTTGTGCTAGTGGAGATGGATTAGGCTGCGATGTAAATTGGTATTGTGCTGGGTATCCTCCCATTAGACCAGTTACACCTTGACCGAAGATACCTAATCTTTCTAACGGCTCGTATGCAGCTAATCTGTTTTGCTCTTGTAGTGCACCTAGTACAGCTTGTTGTTGAGCTTGGTTTATGGCGCCCACCTGACCCGCTCTTGCAATGTCTGTTCCTTGTAATCCTTGTAAAGATTGACCTAATCCTGTTTGGAATTGTCCAAGACCTAGTGAACCTTGTGCTAAATTTTGTTGCGCTCCGGATAATGCTGCTCTTTGTCCTGCCATACCTGCTTGTTGTCCTGCTTGACTTGCTTGAGCTTGACCTAAACCAAGTTGTGCTTGACCTAAACCTAATTGGTTTAATCCTAATTGAGCTTGTTGTTGAGCTAAACCAGATGTAGCTGCACCTAAACCTAATTGGCCTTGTGATAATGCTACTTGGTTTTGTAAATCTGCTTGTCTTGCAGCTTGTGCTTGACTAAATCCTTGTGCTTGTAACTGTGCCTGTAATGCTGCTCTGTTTCTATCTGATTGTGTTTGATATTCTGATTGCATAACACCTTCACGACCGCCACCAAAACCACCAAGTGCAACTGCTGCATCAGAAATTTGTTGCTGTCTTTGTGCTGCTTGTCTGTCAAATTCTGCTAATGTCGTATCAATAACTTGTGTTTGATATGGTGACATATAAGAAGATATAGATCCTAATCCTGTCCCTGTCCCTGTTCCAGTTAATGCTCCTGCCATACCTAATCCTGCTTGTGCTACATTAATAAATGGAGATACTCCACCAAGTGTTGTGCCTGCTTGACCTAATCCTGTTCCTGCTGCTGATATAAAAGGTTGTGCAGCTGCAGTTGTTGTTCCTGCTGTACCTAAAGCTGTTCCTGCTCCTGTTAACTCTTGTCCTGCAACTCCTAATCCTGTTTGTGCTAAACCTAATCCTTGTTGTGCAAACTGTCCTTGTTGAGCCGCTCCTGCAGCTTGCGTTGTTGATCCTGCTCCAGTTAAAAATGGTTGATATGATCCAAGACCAGCTGTTGTAAGATCTGTTGCTTTTTGTTGTAAAGCTGTTTGTCCTGCAACTGATGGTGCAAACTTACTTGTATCAAGTGGTGCTGCTGTTGCAGCTGTTAATTGCGTTGCGTAATCTTTACCAAGGTCTTCAATAAACTGTGCGGGTAATGCTCGTGTTTCTGTTATTGCCATTATAATACTTCTCCAAGTCTTTGTTGTGTTGCAAACATTTCTCTAGCACCTTTTAATCCTTGTGACGCCTCTGATACTTTACCGCCTGCTTCTAAATTCTCCATCATGTTTTCCATGATTTCTGCTCCTTTGTCTATATCTCCGCCTCCTGCATTTCTAACAGCATCTGCAGTAAATACAAACTCATTTTTTGATAGTCTTGCTGGAACATCATCTGCTCTTTCTTGACCACCGATAGGTACAAAACCACCTTCGTTTCTATAATCTTTTTCCATACCACCCATGTCCATGAGCCCACCTTCTTGAGCCATGACTCTATCTGGTCGTGCCATTGGTTTACTTCCATATGGATCCATATCGTCCATCATTTCTTCTATTTCAATAATCTCTTGTTCATTTAATAATTTTAATGGTCTGCCATAATATTCCATTGCAAGATTTTCCATCATGGTATTTCTTTCATCCATAGGATCTGGAGCTGATGCCATCATTATACCACCTTCTTGAGCTGGAATTCTACCACCTTGAGCATAACTAGGTAAATTATCTGGTCCTATCGGCACAACTAAACTAGTGCCGTCTTTTTGTTTATATATTCCTTTTTTATTTTTTCCTTTTCCAATAAAAAAATCTGGCTTACCAAATGGTAATTCAAACTGTGTTTCACCTCCACCTGCATACCCAATTCTACCACCCATCATAGGCATACCTCTACCCATCATAGGCATACCTCTACCCATCATAGGATTCATCATACCTCTAGCCATCATAGGATTCATTCTACCCATCATAGGATTCATCATTGGTTGTCTCATTGGCATTTGATTAGGCATTGTTGGTGTTGCTTGAGCCATACCTGTTGACTCATCATCAGGAAATGATCCTGTATCTGTACCTTCCGATGCCATTGTTATTGGAGGTAAACCTGCGCTACCACCCATTGATAATTTTTGTTCTTCATTATTTACTCCATATAATTCGTTTAATGCAGCCATTCTATTTTCTGCTAATCCACCATTAGCTGCATAAAATTCTGGTCTCATAAATGCAAATTCTGCAGGATCTAAATTACCTGCTAGTGCTCTTCTTCTAAGACCAGCAACGCCACCGTATTGATCAAAAGGATTAAATTCATTTGCTCTTGATGCTTCAAGTGCATCTAAATTTTCTTCTTTTTGTGGCATTAATAATGGTAAAGAAGATAATGCAGCGATACCTGTCATAGCACCTTTACCTGTTTTTAAAAAATTTAATAAACCACCAACTCTTGCGTTTCTATTAGATCCGGATATTCCTAAATCAGTAACTTTACCAAATAAAGCATCTCTAATAATTTTACCAATTCCTGTTTTATTTTGGAACGCAAAAGGTGCAGCTAACAACGCAGCTTTACCTATTGGTGACTTAACAACTTTTTTAATTCCTCTACCAATCTTCTTAACTAACTTACCTAAAAAATATCCTTGTCTAAGGTCCGTGATCCCTCCACCAGCGTAACCGATTCTACCACCATCAGCTGCAAACATTCTAGGATC